ATCGACCTCGGCGACGTCGTGCCCGCCGACCGGATCCGCCGGTACCGGGTCCGTATCCCCGAGGCGCACCAGGCCAGCCTCGACACCCGCATCCGGTGGCTGTGGCACCAGCGCTTCGGCACGGTGCAGTCGGTCTACAACGCCAGCCCGGACATGCTGGACAAGACGGCGGCCATCCTCATCATCCAGGCGATCATGGCCAAGGACCTCGACTGCATCAGCCAGATCTTCCAGCGCATCGAGGGCGGGGCTGAGGTCGACGTCGTCGTGCTCGAGCGCTCTCAGGTGGAGATGCGTCTCTGATCCCGGCGCCAGCGGTCCTGGTGCTTCTTCGCCTGGGGCCGCTGGCACACCTCGCACTTGCACATCCCCCGCACCCGGGACATGTGGTCGTACGCCTCATCGTCCGGCCGGGTCTCCGGCATGACGCGATCGCTCACGGGTTGAGCGTGCCCTCGTAGTACTCCGCCAGCAGCGTCAGCGTCAGCGGGCGGTGCCTCTTGATGAGGTAGCCCATCTTCACGTCGTAGCACTTCGGCACCTTCCGGCCCATGATGTAGGTGGAGCGGCTGTCGCCGAAGTAGAACCGGAGGATCCGGTTGAGCTTGCGCAGGTCCGCGTTGGCCGAGCCGCCGCTGGCCACCAGCTGTTGCATGCTCAGCCCGGTGACCCACTCCCAGATCATCACGGCCGAGACACGGTGACGGTGCCGGGGCGAGAGCTTGCGCAGGAAGCGGCGGGTCTCACGCTCCCACTGCACGAGCTCGGGGCTCTCCTTCACCAGGTACTTGTCCGCGGTGAAGGGCATCTTCCCCCTTTCTTCGAGCGGGAGGGCGATCTGGTCGACGCGGGTGCTGGTCGCTGCGGCGCGGGCAGTCGACTGCACGCGCCCCACACCTGGCCCCTCTGTCTGGAATCTCTCCTTCAGAGCCTTCTCTGCAGCGGTCAGGTGCGTGGTGTCTTCAGCAGCGGACATGGCCGCAACCCTACTCAGCAAAAAAGAGAGAGGCCCCAACGACACGGGGTCGTTGGGGCCTCACCTGCGAGAACGCTCATGCGGCGCTCGCTTCTGGCTGACGAAGACAGCCCGACCACAGGTGCCCGGAGAGCGTCCCATGGAACCCACAGTCGAGACAGGTCTCGACCTTCTCCTCCACTACCGGCAGTGACATGTCCATGTCTAGAGGGTGCCCACACTGATGTGATTCATGCAAGCCCTATAGCCGGCGCTTCACGAATCCTTCGAGGAATCTCCGGTCGAGTCCTCGTCCTCGACGACCGTCATTCTGATCGGCAGGATCCAACTCTCCTTCCCGAGGAAGTGCTGACCCGCCTCCGAGATCTTGGTGATCCGGACCTTGGCCGCGTGGTGCGGCAGGGTCTTCACTTCGACGACGATGCCCTTGCCCGGGTAGAACCAGGAGTCGTCGAACGTCACGGTCTGTCCGACCTTCGGCAGTCCTTCCATCACTCCTCCTTCTTTGGTGCCGGAGGAACCACGACGAACTGGATGTACCAGATCACGTCGACACCTCCGTCTACGAGAGCCCAGTGCCCCTTGTGCTCGCCGGACTTCCGGCACTGCACGGCCTTGCCCTGGTACCGGGTGATCTCTGGACACCTGGGCATCACTGGTACCGCTCGATGTTGGAGACCAGCTTGTCCGCCTCGTCGGTGGACAGGCCGACCTCTTGCGCCCGGTCGTCGACCAGCTTCTGCCAGTCGGGGACCTGCGCGAGCTTCATCTGCTGGCCGATGGCGAACAGGGTGTTGTTGCGCTTCCCGGCCGGGATCGGCTTGGCCAGGTCGCTGATGAGCTGGTCCTGCATCATCATGATCTCCACTTCGTCTCCTGAGTCGAGGACCGCGGCGGTCGCCGCAGCCCGGTGCGCACGCTCCTGCTGCTTCTGGCGCAGCAGGTCGTGCAGGTACGTCGGCAGGGGCGCCGGCGTCCGGTTGTTCCAGCGCTGCTGCGGGTAGTGGAAGACGCACCCAGTCACCCGGATGTCCACGCCCTGCTCGATGCCGATGCGATCGGACAGCGAGCCGAAGCCGTGGGTGTCGTCCCACTCCTCATCCACCAGGTAGAACAGGTGGTAGCCGTTGCCGCTCTTGGACGTCTCGGCCAGCGTGGGCGGCAGCGCACCCAGCTTCTTCGCGTGCTCGAGCCCCCCGTTCTTCCCGTCGATGTCGACGGCCAGCATCTTCACGCTGCGCATGACGATGGCGAACGGCTGGTCCTTCTTCTTGTAGGCGTACAGCGCGGAGCGCGCGTTGAAGTTGTCGGCCAGATAGTTGGCCATGAACTCCTCGTCACCCCAGCCGCCGGTGGTCTTGCCGTTCGGCCAGGCCTTCACGAGCGCCGGGCCCTGCGGACCGGCGTGGATCTGGAAGTCAGCGCCCAGAGCCCAGTCCCCGTCATACGTCTCCGTCTCCCACCAGGGCTTCGGAATCTTCATCAGTCTGGTCTCCCTTCATTGAGTCGATGAAAGCCTGCGTCTCCAGCTTGAAGCCGGAGATGACACGGACCTTGGCGACCTTGCCGCCCACCCGTGCCGACTTGCGTGTGGTCTCCACGAGTGGCGCCAGCTGCGCCGCCACGTCGGGAGCAGCCCAGTTGCCCAGGTCGTTCTCCTTGATCCTCCAAGACTGGAACCGCTGGACGACAGAGTCCATGGGCTCGTTGAGGATCTCCTCCGCACCGAGCACGGAGTCGTGCTCGAGGTACTTGATGAACTGCAACCCGATCGAGTTGGTGTACATGTGCTCGAGCTGCAGCTCCATCGCCTTGGTCGTCGGCGCCAGCTTGGTGGCCAGCTCCTCCTCCCGGACGTAGTGGTCGATCAGCAGGGACAGGAACGCACCGAGCATCGTCTTGCTCAGCATCAGCTTCTCGAACGACCGGTCGAGCGGGTAGACGTTCGGGAAGTGGTAGCGCACCAGGCGCTTCTGCAACGCCGAGCTCTTGTCCTTCGACTTCGGCTCGTGGTTCAGACCCTCGATGAACAGGGCGTTCGTCTCCACCATCGTGGGCGTGGAGTCGTAGAGCCTGCGGATCGGGTACGGCTCGCCGGCCACCAGCGTCTTCTCCGCGCCCGAGTCCTTGAGGTACTCGGCCTGCCCGTCGAAGACGATGTTCGCAAGCTTCCCGTTCAGCTCGGCCACCACCGGAGACTTCTCCGCGATGTCGAGCCTCGTGACGTTCGAGATGTTGTGCTTCCCGATCGTCGCCTGCAGCATCCGCAGCAGCAGCGACTTGCCGTTGCGCCCCTCCCCCAGCAGCAGCACGTACTTCACCGCCGACCAGCCCGGCGCCAAGGCCGTGGCCATGTGCGTCAGCAGGGAGTGCGCGTCCTCCTCGGAGTCCACCCACTCGGAGATGGTGGCGAACACCATCTCCTTGGCGCTGTCGTCGTCGGCGAGCACCGGCAGCAGGGCGTTGGGCACGAAGTCCCCCGTCACGTCGCCGAGCACACCCTCCTCGTCCAGCCGCTGCAGTCCTTCGGTCGTACGCACGAGCAGCGACGTCGCGTTGTCGTCGGCCTGCTCACTGTTCTGGGCCACCATGAACTCGAAGCCCGCGAGCTCGCCGTCGCTGGCGAACAGGGCGTCGAACTGGTGGGCCGCGATCCGGCGCAGCTCCTCCCTGGGCAGGGGGCGCCACACCGTACGGTCCTGGTCCGGCGGCGTGCCGAGCGCAGGCGTCTCGTAGTCCTCGGGCAGGTACAGCCCCGAGCGGTAGCGGACCAGGCCGTAGCTCTTGGCGAGCTTGTGTGCTGCTTCCGCCCGGTCTCTTGGCGTCATGAGCTTGAGCACGGTCACGTGCTGGCTCCTTTCTGGTCTCTGTCATAGCGACGGTCGGTCCCTGGTAACGACAGGGACCGACCGTCTCGGTTGAGTCACTCCTGGTACTTCTTGAGCACCGCCAGCTTCCGGTCAATCAGCTCGACCTGCTCGGTGTTCTGAGCCTGCACGAGCTGTGCCTTCAGCTGTCGGATCTCGAGTGCATCGTCTTCCACGTGTCTCCTCTCTCAGGGTCCGGCGATCTGCCGGCCACCCCTCACCCGGTCGAGGTCACACGTTGATGCGGACGACCCTCTTCATCGAGGCGTCCACGTCTGCACCACGAGGCATGATGCGTCCGATGAGCTGGCGCCGCAGCGCGTCGTCGTCGGTGTCGTCCACGATGATGAGCAGGTCGCAGACCTTGTCGAGCCCGTCGGTTCCCGTAGCCAGGGACGCCGTGCCGACCAACACGTCGAGCTCGCCGCAGCGGAACTCGTCGATGATCCGGGCTTTGGTCTTCGTCGACAGCGAGCCGTCGACCATGGTTGGCGAAGATGAGCACCGGCGTGGAACTGTCCTCGATGTACCCGGTCACGGTCTCGAAGACATCGGTGTGCAGGAGACTGTCCTCGTCGATGAGCTTGAGCTGCACCTCGGTGTGGCGCATCTCCATGGCGCTGGCCACCATGCGGTGGTTGCGCCGCTCATAGCCGTACGTCGCCAGCTCCGCGGGTAGCGGGATGTCGACGTCGTGCTCCTCGATCGTGTACTCGACGTTGTCCGGCACGTGGTACACGCCAGGCAACGATCGCAGAAAATTTTCTGCCGAGTCGAAGAACAGGAACGGATCCTCCTCGTCGACCAGCGGCTCCATCCCGAAGGGGTTGGGTTGCGTGTTGCAGTTGGTCACGAGGAAGTGGATGTACCCACCCTTCGTCCCGTGCGGATCGAGCACGTGCTTGATGCAGTACACCCGCTCCGCGTCGTTGTAGTTCGGCGTCGCCGAGCACAGGATCAGCGGCGCCTGCAGGTGCTTGGCCAGGGTGTCGAACTTCCCGAACCCCTTGCCGCCGTGCCCGCCGAACATGTGGAACTCGTCGGCGATCACAGCCCGGTGCCGGCTGGTGCGGTAGTCCTTCTGCCGGAACTTCGCGTGGCTGATGGTCTCGACCGTCATGCTCAGCTGCTTCGCCTGCTTCTGCCAGGTGTCGTGCGTCGACGGCGGCGCGATGACCAGCACGTCGTCCTGACCCTTGAGCTTCATCATCGCCAGCGAGGTGATGCTCTTGCCGGCGCCCGTGCGGTAGTAGAGACAGGCACGGGTGATACCTTCGAGGATCCACGAGTCGAACGTCTCGACCTGGTAGTCGAACCAGTCGTAGCCGACCATCTTGGCCAGGTCGTCGTACCTCACGACCCACCTGCCTGCTGTGCCAGGTAGTCCAGCACGCCCTGGTCGTTGGCGTCCTCAGCCTCCACTTCGATGAGCGCGGAGACCGCGGTCATGGTGTCGGGCAGGTCGATGATGGCCGTCGGCTGCAGCGGCAGGAACACGTTCTCCGGCACGCGCAGCGTCAGCTCCACTACCACGCACCCCGACTTCGGCTTCGACGGTCGGGACTGCGTGATGTTCACGACCGCAGCCCCGTCCACCGTGGGGACGTTCTTCTTCTGCTGCGAGTCCCACCGGGTACGGATGCCACGCGGCTCGACCTGTGCGTAGAACTTGGCGTCGACTACGCGGTAGCCCTTGGTCGGGTGGTCGTAGCTCATGCCTCGACCCCGTCCTTCTGGGCCCAGTACTCCGCCGGCGTCCGGGCGTGGACCATGTCGTCTCCCACCAAGCGGCGGAAGATGTCCATGTACCCGTCGACGTCGTCGCTGTTGTCGCTGTAGTCGGGCGTCACCGAGGTGCGCACCAGCTTCATCCCCGCCATCATCAGCGGGACCTGCACGGGCTGGACCTCGACACCGAGGATCCCGCTCCACACCTGAGCGATGCGGACGAACCCGTCGATCGGATCCCCGTAGATGGCCACGCGCTTGGCGACCACCTCGTCTGTCACGTCTGTCATGGTCATGCTCCCTTCTTCTTCTGTCTGAGTCGGTAGGCCCTGCGTTCCCTCTCGGTGAGTCCGCCGTAGATCCCGTAGAGGGTCTCGTTGGTCTCGAACTCGTAGTCGAGGATCTTGCCCTGGCACTCGGCCAGCTTGGTACAGCCGGAGCACACGCCTTTGGCGTAGCGCTGGTCCTGCTTGTTGCGCTCGTCGGCGAA